GAAGGGCGTCGGCTTCTTGCGGTGGTCGCGATGGATGTTGGCCGTCAGCGCGAGCAAGGCCGACGTGTGGGCCCAGCGCTCGCGGCAGCGGGCCTCGGCCATCAGGCAGAGCTCCCGGAGGGTGAAAGGGCCGGGGTCGATTCCGAGGATTCCGGCGCAATGCCAAATGAGCGCAACAGCTTGTTCGCTTCGCGGTCGGCGTCGAACGTCTCGATCACCTTCTCGGCCCGCTCCAGAATCCGGCTGCGCACCTTCCGGCTTTCGGCCACGATCTTCCGCAAACTGTCCCGTACCCTCGCTTCGGGGAAAAAATCGATCAGCTCCTCCAGGAAGGCGTCGGTGGCTAGCGTGATCGCATCTCCCGCCAGCGCCCGCCCAAAATCCTCGTCGCTGATCTGCCTAGCGTCCGCCTCATCCTTGCACAGGCAGTACAGCACGTCGGCGAGCTGCACGGGATCGCCCACTAGCGCGCCGAGCGGCCTGAATCCGTCGTCCACCAGTTTGTACAAATCGACGTTCACCAAGGCCCGGACCCGCTTGATCGCCGCCACGTTGATGGCGATGGTCCAGGTCCGGCCCGCGTTGTCTCGAAACGTCCGCATAAAAGCGTGCCTCGCGGTGTTACGACACGGTCATCCAGCTTGGCGCGTTGTCCGCATAGGTCGGCTTGACCGTGACACTGACCGTGATCGCCTCTTCCAGGGCCTCGTTGCGGCTGAAGTTGGTCACGATGCAACTTGCCCGCAGGCCCTGGGAGCCGGTCGTCGTAATGTCGCCGTCCATCACAGCCAGCTCGATGGGCGTGCGATTGAGGAACGCGTCACGGATCGCCGCGAAATCGTCGTCGGCCGAATCCCAGACCATCTCGAACTCAATGGAGGCGTCCTTGAGTGTGGCCACGGTGGCCCGCCAGCCGGCGTTGCCGCGCGTCGTCACGTCGGCCTCACCGGCCTCGAGGTTCAAGGTCACGTCCTTGACGTTCTTGACCTCGTTCCATACCGGGGCAGCGTACGTGCCAGTGTTGCGATAGAGCTTGGCGTCCAGGCCGAGTTTCACTGCCATGAGATCGTCTCCTTATCGGACCGAGTCGCGCCACAGGGTGGGCAGCCTGGTCTTTTCCTGCTCGAAGGCCGGCCTCATGAACGGGCGCGGCCGGTAGCGCAGCCGCTGGCGTTTTCCCTCCACTTCGACAACCGTGTCGCCGCCGTATTCCAGGAGCCGGGGCGCTTCGGACCCTTCCTTCGTCAGCGTTGGGCCGATGACGACCGACTTGCGGTCGGCGTCATAGGCGAACAGGATGAACCGCCGCAGCAGGCCCACATGCGAATAGGGCGGCGATCCGGGCGGGCTGGTCCCTTTGCGCCGGCGGATCGACGTCCTGGCCCGCTGGCGGACGAAGGCGCCGAACTTCGAGAGCACCCGCCGCGTGGCGGCGTCCACTGAGCGTTTGACCTTCGCGCGGTCGAAGAACCCTTGCCTGGCGGCCTGGAAGGTCATGCCGATCATGCCTCACCTCCAGACGCGAAAGGTCAGCGTGATCACGCTGGTGAACTGCCGCAGCTCGTCGAGGTGCTCGAGGGCATAGACCGGCTCGTTCTTCACCTCGGTGCAGCGGGCATTCGGGTAGCTGGCTAGCGGCTGCGTCCGAAAGTGATCGGCGATCTCCTCGACCAGCGTCATCAGCGCATCGAGCGCCGCCTGGCTCATGTCGGTCTTTTGCTGCACCGCCACGTCGATCTGGTAGTCGAAGCTGTCGCGGCCACGGTCGAGCGACCTCGAGGAGAGCGACCGGGGCACGACGCTCACCTTCAGGTTGGTCATCTCCGACAGCTCGAAGCGGGGCTGGTAGTGGCGCTCGGCGACGACCGGCTGACTGAACGTGCCGCTGTTGAGGGCCGCGACCACCGCGTCGGCGATGTCCAGGATGACGGCCATCACGCTTCCTCCACGGCGATCTGCTTGGTGTGAATCCGCAGCACCTGCCGGTACACGTCCGACCAGCGCCAGGGCGGCTCGTTGCCGGGGGCCATCACCTCATAGACGTAGGTCACGCCACTGTCCGTCTCGCGGATCAGGTCGCCGCGAGCAGGCAACGTCGGCTCGCCGCCCAGGATCAGGTCCGCGGCGTGGATCAGGAAGTCGCGGTCGGTCCACTCCATCCGCACGCCGCCGTAGCCGTCGTCGAGCTTCAGCAACGTCCGACCGATGGTGGCTTGCACCGGGACTTCGTCCGCTCGCGGCGATTAATGGCCGCAGCCACGCTTCGGCGCTGTTGCCCTGGCGCACAGCCCGTCGTCGTTGGCTCAGTGGCGGCGGTTGTCGATGGACGCCTTGGCCACAGCGTAGCCGCTGCCCCGACTAGGCTATCGAGCCGTGGTTGTCCCAACGTTCAGCGGTTACGGTTGTTGAAACCGAACGGGCCATCCCGAGGTATTTATTAATGAGATTTGGGTTCGTACGTTGCGACACCATCTACTATTCGGCAGTGGGGACGACTGCCAATTTTCACCCCTCTGCAACGAGCGAGATTTCCCATGCTGCCGGGAACACCAAAGACAATTTTGGTCGGATCGCTGATGATTATGCTGTTGAGTATCACCATCGTTGGCTGCGGGCCGGATACGACGGTTTTCTCTCCATCACAGCCAACAGCCGCGAATTCACCTGCAACTCCAGCTCCGGTGAAGCCAATCGATGCTCCGCCGGAACCGGACACGCCACCCGAAGCCCGTACTCTAGGGCACGACGGTAAGGACCGCAGTTACCTCATCTGGGTTCCGCAGCGTCGCGGGGACGAGCGATACCCGGTGATCTTGTTGCTGCATCCGGCGGCCTCGACGGGCAAGATCGTTTGGGAGCAGACCTCCCTGCCGCGCATCGCCCGCGAGAATCGCGGCCATCCTGATCGCTCCTGACGGATTGAACAAGACCTGGAACACGCACTGGTGGAAGAAGGGGCAGGTGGACGATCTTGGTTTCCTCACCCGGTTGCTGGACGCGGTGGTGAAAAACGACCACGGCGACCCGGAGCGGCTCTACGTTACCGGTATGTCGGCCGGAGCGGGAATGACCTTTTCCCTCGCACTGACCATCGGCGATCGGCTGGCGGCCATCGGCCCCGTGGCCAACAACCTGGGTCAGGAAGAACTAGATCAGCCACACCGCCTCTCGAAGCCACTGCCGATCGTCCACATCATGGGCACGAAAGACAACAGCGTGCCCTACGCCGGGGGACGGGTGTTCGGCATCTGGCCGGTGCTGTCGGCCGATGACACGATCGCCTTCTGGGTGAAGCACAATCGCTGTCGGGCGAAGCCATCGATTAAAGACTTGCCCGACACCAACACCACCGACAACTCGCGGGTACGGCGAATCAGTTACTCTGGGCCGAACGGTGCGGACGTGATTCACTACCGCATTGAGGGGGGCGGACACACTTGGCCGAACGGCCCCGACGATGCCATCGGCCGGCGGTTGTTGGGAGAAACGAACCGAGACATCGACAGCGGAACAGTTCTGTGGGAGTTCTTCCGGGACAAACGGAGAATTGCAAAACGCTGAGGGTGCCCGCGTCCATCGCCGCGCGGTGGTTACGGTAAAATGTCGTCACATCCTCGCAGCAGTGCCCATCCGCAGGCTCTATGCCCGGGGCCGAAGCGGTCCGCGGCGGTCTGCAACAGGTCGGCCGGGTAATGCCGCTCGTGCTTCAGGTGCGGCCGGGTTAGTGAGGGCGACTTGCAGGAGCTGCGCAGGGGAAAAGCGATCGCCGGCCGTATGGCCGGCGAGGTAGGGCCCCTGCGGCCGCGACGCCCGCAGCAGTTCCAACTCGGTAGACTGCACATCCCACTCCTCCTCGATGGCTTTGGCCTCGATGTCGCCATGCTTGCCGCAGACTTTGCGGATCGCCGTAATCCGCTTCGCTTCGGCTGCCGCCTCGGCGCGGATCGTTGCGGCGGGATTGGGTTCGTCCCCTTCGGTCGGCGTCGGTGCCGGCTTGCCGGCCTGGGCGTCGAAGATCATCCGCAGGCATTTGGTCTGCTGCTCGTTCAGGGCATCCACGGCGAAACCCTGCGCCTCGGCCCACTGTGCAAAGTCCATGTCGTTGCTCTCCTTCGATTCGCTGGCGGCGATCTGCGCGGACGTGTTCTCGTCCGCGCCGAGCACCACGAAGCTGATCTCGCCCA